AGCCATGCAAATCTTTGGCACTGGCTCGGATACCATTCAAGGTACTGCTGGTGCTACTGGTGTCTCATTGGCTAGTGGCGCTACTGCTCAGTTTACATGCGTAGTAGCAGGTGCTTGGAAACGTTTCGTTTCTGCTTAATTCCCACAATCACCAGCTCTCGATAATCGGGAGCTGGTTTTTTTCTTTCAGGATGATGGTCATGAAACGTATTCTATTGACTTTATTTGTTTTAGCTTTCGGAATTGATCTAGCTGCGGCTCAAGCGCCAACTGTTTTGTGTTTGAGAACACCAGTTGGTAACTGCGTTGACGTAAGTGCTAGTAATCCACTACCAACTGGCGCAGCAGCTGCCGCTAACGCTCAATCCGTACCAATTAATATAGCAACTGCTGTTACCACTCAGCTAGTTCCAATTGTAGCTGGAGCTGCTATTTACGTTACATCTTGGGACGTTATTGCTGGTGGTACAGGAAATTTCCGATTGGTCTACGGTACTGGTGCTCTTTGCGCTACTGGTCAGGTTAACCTTACTGGTGCTTATCCATTAACTGCTCAAAACGGCATTGCTAAAGGCTCTGGTGCTGGAGCAGTGTTAAAAGTTCCTGTTGGTAATGCTCTTTGCGCGATTACTGATGCTGCTGTACAAATGTCAGGTTCAGTTAGTTATTTCCAACAGTGAGTTTAATTATGACTTATCGCTTAGTCCTAGCATTGATCCTAATGTGGGTATCTCCTGCATTAGCTACAACTATGTTGTTAACTGGTGTGGGAACTGGTGCTGGTGCAATTGGCTTAGAGCCTTTCAGATATGTATGGGAAAGTAATTCAGTTACTACAGGTTCTCCTGCATCACCATTGACTTTACCCACTCAATCTATTGGAACAGCTAATCCTGATAGATTTGTAGTAGTAGCTGCTACTTGGGAAGGGGTTGGATTAATTCCTAGTGTTACTATAAATGGAACAGCTGCTACTCAAATTGTTTATACTCCTAATAGGTCAGGTTGTTGTGGTCCTAAAGGTCAAGGTATTTGGTTATCATCAGTTAAGGTTCCTTCTGGAGCTACAGCTAGTGTAGCATTTAGTGGGTGGAGCGCAGGACAAGTACAAACTTTGATAGCTGAAGTTGGTACTATTAAATCACTTAATGGTATAATAACATCTAGCATTCATACTACAAGAGGATATCCATTTGGAAGCGGTACGGTAACTATTTCAGTAGAATTAGGTGAGCAAGTATTTGTTAGTATTGGTACAGTAGATAGCCCGACTACATTACCTACTGAAATTGTGTGGCAAGGAGTTATTGTAAATAATCAAATTGACGATGGCATACCCAATGGTATTACTGGCGCAATAGCTCATTTACCTATTACTAATGATGTTACTATGAATATAGTTAACGCTCCGGGTCTTGGTAATTGGGGATGGGTTGGGGTTACGTATAAAAAGCAATGATAGAACTGGTAAACATCATGAAACGATTTATTTTAGCTCTATTGTTGAGCCTAGCTGTAGCTCCAGCGTTTGCTCAAGCACCAACTGTTCTTTGCACTCGCAATCCTGTTGGTAATTGCATTGATGTTGGTCCTAGCAATCCACTTATAACTGCACCAGCTGCTCCTAGTGGATCAGTTAGTGGTGGAGCAGGAAGTACAGCAGCTGCTAGTGCTGTACTAAAAGCTTCTTCTGGTAGTTTGTTAAGTTTGACTGTTGTTGATGGTGCAACTGCTGGTTGGGTGATGCTATTTGATGCTACGTCAGCTCCTGCTGGTGGAGCTACTGGAGCTTCCCTTAAGTACTGCTTTCCTGTACAAGCTTCATCTGGTGTCGCAATTTCATGGCCTGTACCATTGGTATTTGCAGTTGGAATTACCGCTGCGTTTAGCTCGACTACTTGCTCTACCTATACTCCATCAGCCACTGCATTTTTCTATGGGCAAGTTCAATGATTAAAAAATTATCAGCGTCATCCATAGCTTTGCTGTTATGTTTGTTACCAGCAGCTTTATTAGCATCGCCAGCATTTGCTCAAATCGTTAACTCTCCCGGTGTGTCATATACCTATGGGACGTATACTCCAGTTCTTACTGGGTGTTCTACTGTACCAACTTTTAGCACTCAAGCATTAGCCGGTAACTGGTTAAAGATTGGCAATGTTATAATTGTCAACATTGCTGCTCAAAATACAACTGGTGGTACAGCAGGTGCTGGTGGAGCTTTGAATATTTCACTTCCTGTGCCAATTCGCAGTAACGCATTGTCTGTACGTTCTGTTGTCGGTTCGGCACAAGACGGTCTCGATGAAGTAATTATATCAGCTGGATTACTAGCAAGCGCAACCACAGGTGTTTTGTTTTATACTACAGTCAGTGGAAGCAAAACTAATGAGGCTCCTTTCACTTGCAGTCAACTGGCTGCTGCTGGCAGAGCACTAACCTTGCAAATAATGTATCCTATTGATTAAAACAATGCGTGAAATTGAGTTCCCACAGAAATTAGAGTTTTTGCTTACTACACCAGCTCGCTACAAAGTCTTGTATGGCGGTCGTGGTGGAATGAAAACTGAGAGCATAGCTAGAGCATTAGCTATATTGTCAGTACAGCAAAAACTCAGGATAGCTTGCTTTCGTGAGTTTCAAAAGTCTATTGCTGAGAGTGTATATCAAACAATCGTGCATGTCATAGGTGAGTACGAATTAGAAGATCAATTTGAGATACTGGAAAAATCAATTCGCTGCATTCGTACTGGCTCTGAGTTTCTGTTTTTAGGACTACGCTATAACATTGATAGTATCAAATCACTATCCAGAATTGATATAGCTTGGGTAGAAGAAGCTAGGAACGTGTCCAAGACTTCGCTTGATAAATTAGGTCCAACTATTCGTGGTCGTCATGAGACTGACAAGGCTGGTATGGGAGGACCATTCGGATTAGGTCCAGAGATATGGTTTAGCTTTAACCCTGAACTTGATACTGATGAAGTCTACAAGAGGTTCGTGCTGAAGCGTGATATTTACGCTCCTGAATTTATACCGAATGAAAAAACTGGTGAGCTTGAACGATACGCAATAGTCACTAAGGTTGGTTGGGAAGATAACAAGTGGTTCCCTGCTGATATGCGTAGGGACATGCTGATAGCTAAAGCTGCTGATGAAGCTGATTGGCTTCATGTGTGGGAAGGTCATACTAAGCAAACGCTTGATGGAGCTATATACGCTAAAGAGATTAAGAAAGTTTTAGTTGATGGTCGTCGCGGTAAAGTACCTTATGATCCTAGTAAGCCAGTTCATGCGTTTTGGGATTTAGGTCACGCCGATCATACTTCCATATGGTTTGTTCAACGTGTAGGGATGTACTACAACGTAATAAACTTTTACCAAAACAGGCTGGAGAAAGTACCTCATTATATCGAAATGATGCAGAGTTTTGAGTACAATTACGGTACTATTTATCTTCCTCATGATGGTGAAAACGAAACATTAGCTAGTAGAAGTGTAGCCAAGATTGTACGTGATAGCTATCCGGGTAAGGTGAAGATAGTCCCTCGTGTAGCTAAAAAAGAAATGGGTATACGTGCAGCTAGGATGATATTTGATTTTTGTAACTTTGATGAAGATAATACGTCTGAGGGTTGGCAATGTCTTTGCCGCTATCAGTATGAAATTAAAGATGGTCAGTATAGTAAAATGCCATTGCACAATGAATACAGCGATGGAGCTGACGCATTTCAAACGTTTGCGTTATCGTTGAAGTCCGAAACAGCTTCTACCAAGTTTAAAGAGCGTACTGATAACATGCCTAAGCTGATTACATTAGGCTCAGCCAATACTACATGGATGGGAAATTTATAATGGCATGGTCATCCAATCCTGATTATCTAAAAGAAGCAAAGTATTCAGATGATGAAGCAATCATATTGGAAGTTAAGAAAAACTGGCGCTACTGCGTTGAGTGGGAAAGTCAAACAAGAGTTTGGTACGATCTTGATACTAAGTTTGCTAACGGCGATAGCCGCAATATGTATCAATGGGATAATTGGGTAATTGGCGATAGGCTTGCGTCTAATCGTCCATGCTTAACTATCAATAAAACTAAGCAGCATAACCTGCTTATCATCAATGACGCTAAAATGAATAAACCGGGAGTGAATATTCGTCCTGTCGGTGGAGATGCTTCGTTTGAAGCAGCTCAGATTTATGAAGGTGTTACTAAACACATTGAATATATATCAAACGCTGAAACTATTTATGACAGCGCGACTACTACTCAGGTCGATGGTGGTATTGGCTATTGGCGCATTCTTACTGATTATCTTAGTCCTACATCTCACTCACAAGAGATATACATTCGCAGGGTAAAAGACCCTCGCTCAGTGTATCTTGATCCTGATATTAATGAGATTGATGGATCAGACGCTAGGTTTGGTTTTGTCTATGAAGATATGCCAAATGATTTGTATAAAGCTAAGTATCCAGATAGCTTAGACGTTATCGGATCATCTATGTTTGCCGGTAGTGGAGCTACTGATGGTTGGCTTACTAGAGATCACACTAGAGTATCTGAATATTATCGTAAAACTCAAAAGAAAGAGAGAGCTTGCTCCTTTACTGATCCTAATACTGGAAAATTAGTAGAGCAATTCTACAGTAAGCTAACTCCTGAGCAGCAGAACTATTTCAAAGAAATAGTAGAGCTTGAAAAAGACTTTGATGATGCTGACAAGACGGCATTTGAACGTCCATCTGTGTCTGATAATATTGAATGGTTTAAGCTTGCTGGTAATTCTGTCATTGATCGCGGAAAATGGCTAGGCATCTACATTCCAATAGTAAGACTTGTGGGCACCGAGACTGTCATAGATGGCATCTTAGATCGCAAAGGACATACTCGTTCTATGCTAGATGCTCAGCGTATGTATAATATCAATACTAGCGCCAATGTTGAGTTTGGAGCACTACAAACTAAAGTGCCGTGGCTTGCTCCTATGGCGGCTGTCGAAGGCTTTGAAGAATATTGGAAGAATGCTAATACATCAACTTCAGCTTGGTTGCCTTGGAACCATGTTGATGAGGACGGTACTTCTATTCCTGCTCCTGTTCGTCCTGAAGCTCCTCAGTCATCTCCCGGCTATGTGCAGCAGATGCAGATAGCTCAAAGCGAAATGATGATGGTGACAGGTCAGTATCAAGCTCAGATGGGTGAGAATGAGAACGCTAAGTCAGGAGTAGCTATCAATGCTAGGCAGAGGCAAGGTGATAGAGCTACTTACCATTTCATTGATAACCTTGCTATAGCTGTTCGCTTTACTGGAAAAATCCTCATTGATCTTATACCTAAAATCTACGATACTCCTCGTGTGCGACGCATTACAGCCACTGATGGTAAAGTGCTTAATGTAACTGTCGATACTAAAGCACCAGCTGCTTTGCAGAAAATGCCAGCTGCTGAAGGTGAGAATAAGCAAACTGATATGGATCAGGATATGACTGATATCATATTCAATCCAGCTGTTGGTTTGTATGATGTACAGTCTGATACAGGTCCATCATTTGCTACTCGTCGTCAGGAAGCATTTAACGCTTTAACTCAGATCGCAGCTCAGAACCAAGACTTTATGCATATCGCTGGTGACTTGCTTTGGAAAGTTGCTGACTTTCCTGAAGCTCAAGCTCTTGCTCAACGTTATCGTAAAATCATTCCGCCGAATGTACTTGGTGAAGGTCCAGACCCACAAACTGAAGAAATGATGAACAAGGCTTCTGAGCATATTCAGCTGATGCAGAAGGAGCTTGAGGGTCTTACTCAGCAAGTTAAGGACAAAGATAGGGAACTTGACGTTAAGGCTATCGAAGCTGATACTAAGCGTCGTATAGCTATAGCCGATGCTTCTCGTTCTGATTATGAAGCTGAGACAAAGCGTTTGGTTGCTTTGGGTAACAGTGGTCCGGGTGTCGCTGTCAATCAGATACAGCCTATCATTAAGCAGTTGCTGATTAGTATGCTTCAGTCTGGTGCTCCCGGTATTGATGCTGATGATCCTGCTGTTAGGGCTATCTTAGAGGGTATGCCTGAACCTGCTCTGACTGCTGTCAGGGAGCCAGCGGCTGGTGAGGTTAAGGCGTTGCCTCCCGCCGAGCCAGAGCCAGCCGCTGGTGCGTTAAACGGAAATGGGCAGGGTGAGACACCTCCTCGTTCGTCAGCCTCTCCAGCGTCCTCTGGTGGCGGGTATGAGGGGGCTGAGGAGCATCCTGTAGTGAAAGGTGCTAGGAAAGCTCCAGATGGTAAGTTTTATGTACCTCATCCCCAAAAGCCGGGTAGGTATATGGAAGTGATGGAGAACGCTTGATGTCTGGTAACGAGCTGTACGATTGGATGCAGACTGCTCCTGATCAGCAGCAGTATGCTTTGCCTACTGAGGCTCCAGTTGTATTTAGCGAACCTCCTCCTAAGCGTATTTATATGAATATGAATGGTGAAGGTAATTCGCAAACGTTGCCTGATGTAGGTCCACCTATGGTATCTGATGGTGGAGTGTTTTCTAGAGGCTCTGAGGTTTTGGCAAAAGAACTTGCTACTGAGCGTCAAGCTAAGAATAAGCTTAAGTTGGAAGAAGTACCTTATGATCCTTGGCTAGCATCACCTTTCTCTAAAGGCACTAAAGTAGGTAACAAACTATTTGGTGAAGATGACCGCTATCAAATGTGGCCTGAGAAGTTGGTTAGAAGTGGCTCTACTACTGCTGGTGATGTTTTATCTGGTGAAGTTCCTCAATGGGAGGTTGACCCTGTAACTGGTGCCGTCCATACTGGCTCTCAAATGATAGAGAGAGCACAAGATATGTCAGCTTTGGCTGGCACTGGAGGTATGGGCGGTACTGGCGAAGCTGCTGGTGTGGCTTTAGGTAGTGCTCCATTGCTTAGACCGGCACTGAAGTTTGAGGGTAAGATTTACAAGGCTCCTGTCGGTGGTCAGCATTTAGATGCTTTGACGCCAGAGATGTATACTGCTTTCCAAAAGAAAGCTATGGCTGGTGATGACATAAACCATTACGAGTTTGGATTTATGAACCACAAGGGTCAGTTTCTTGATCGTCAAAAAGCTTTAGACTATGCTATCAAAGAAGGTATGGTTGATGAACATGCTGGCAAGTACGGTGCGCTGACTTCGACGCTACTAGCTGACAGCTCCAAACCCGGAACTGCTATTGAGGCATTGGCTAAAACAGGGAAGTTGAAGGAAGTTGCTCATGATCCGTTTACTGGCGATACCGCTGGTAAGACTTATTGGGACGATCTTTCTAAGACCAAGCTTTCTATTCCAGTAGAAGATATGCGCTCTACGCATGTTCCTACAGAAGAAGGATTGTTGAAAAGACAATTGATCAAGCCTGAACAGTTGCAAGGTAGCATCATAATCCCAGCTGTTGGCGATAGGACTATGGCTGGCACAAGGCTCACTCACATAAATGAAAAACCCCTAGACTATCATGTAGAGATGCAGGGTGGTCCCGATTACATGCGCGGTATATCGCAAATGAAGGATCAATCAGTGTGGGCATCTGATAAAGGTCCGATCACTAGAATGGCTAAGTATGCTAGGAAATTAGCTAAAGATAATGAAGGTACTGATTTGAATTTAGTGTATTCTTCAATGGGAGCTAGGTCAGGTGATTACTCTCATCATATGACTGATGCTCTGCTATCACAAATGAAATCAGCACCTGTCACAAAGAAAGCTATTAAAGAATTTGATACTGAAATGAAGGATATCAATCCCAAGTGGCCGGGATTAAGCAGTCCAAAATTACGCGATGTTTTGCTTGAGAATGGCAAAATGCGTAAGCAATTTGTAGAAGAAATGGCTTTAGGTGAGCATCAAGGCAAAGGCTTTCCAGACATTGGCTCGACTAGAGCAGCTATCACTGACCCAAGATTTATAGGTCAACCTACTGGAGTGACAGGATACTCAATGTCTAGACTTGATCCTACAGGAAGGATCATTACTAACCAACAGGCTCCTCATATTACATACAGGTCTAAGCTAGCTGGTAAGTATCTAGGTGGATTGGATGAGCATATACCAAGAGAAATTATGTTCCCTGATTTTTATGCTGGTAGGAGAGCGGCTAGTAAAAAGCCACTCTCCGATGATAGAGCTTTTACTATGAGTAACGTTCATCAAGTCGCTGATCAAAAATGGCTAGACAACTTGATGAAACACATAGAAGCTACTCGTCAGTAGCTTCATCGTCCTCATCTTCTAATTCAACTTCGTCATTATCTTCTTCTGGTTGGTTACGTTCAGGTTTAATACCCAAAGCATGACTAATAGCTCTACTGATACCAGCTATTTGATCTTCCACTTCGTCTGGTAATTGCTCGCCATCTTGAGGTAAAAGACTTTCAGCTAGTTCAAATACTTTTAACATGATATCTTCACGTTCAGCAACTTTGGTGTCATAATCAGCCATAGCAGTCTCCTTTTCCTACCCTTAATAGTATACGGTTCCCACACAGAA